TCCCCACTGGATAGTGAAACCATTGGCGAATTTTACGAAGCCAGCATTAGCATCGAGTTTAGATGCCACGATAGCACCTTGCCCTAATAGACTTTTGAGTGTGCTTAGATTAAGCACTTTATTTGTATCACTATCGTTATAGTTAGCAGTAATAAAATCAATCACCTTCGATGTGTTATCCCCTTTTATTAGTGATAACCCTGTATTGGTTTTATTTGCATCTTTAACATAAGCACCAGAACTAATAGCAACATATCTATCTAGTTCGCCTTTAGTAACAAATGTACTATCAGACATATTAACAGTAATATTTTTAGCATTACCAATTACTGTTCTAATTTTATATATTTCGCTATCAATTGGTGTTGTCTTATCTGGCACATACCCAACATTATTTCCACCATTTGTATAACTATATAGCATTTCTGCTTTACCATCTACTTTTGCATATAGCCCAACTTCACGAGGGAAGAAGCCTACATTAAGCGTATTATTGGATAATGTTGCCGTAATTAAATATTGGCCGTTCCCTTCGTTTACACCGCTAGTTACAGGCAATTCCATTTTTGGTGAAATTACGGCCGTCATGTCATTAAAATTTCTACCTGTGGCATCTCCATCGCCTACTACAACACGTGTAAAAATTAAATTCTTACGTGTTGCCACACTTTCAGCAATCATTGCCAATCCGTTTTTAGTTACCACATTCTGTGGATATTGACTAGGCATTATATACCCCCTTAACAATTAACATAATTAATTACATTAGCTTTAGTAATGTATACACCAGCCACTATAGATGCATCGTCTAATGCTGAATTAAAGCCTACCATCGGATTGATAGTAGTTGTTTCAAACGTAGTAACGATACTACCAGCATATAGTTCAGTATCAACGCTATGTACATCGTTAATACTTAATCCAATATGTGAAGGTTTGACCACTGTCAAATTACTTCTTATTTGAGGAATAGCATATACAAAGCTGGAATTATTAAACTCTAACTTCAACACACCATCTTCAAATAACACATCTACTTCATCAAGAACGAATGTTTTAACAATCGCCTTAATTTTATCTAGGGTACATTTGCCGTTGTTATTCCATAGCATCTGTACTATGACTCTTCGTTGTTCAACTGTACCATCACCATTGATGCCTAAATCTTTTTCGTAAACCTTTAAGCC